AGCAGACTTAACTATACATCCTAAAGAGGGTGAAGTAATTATCTTTCCTGGCATAGTGGAACACTCTGTTCCCCCCTCTGATATCGAAGAAAAACGAATCATGATTGCGAGTAACGTAGGTATCAAATAAAATAATTCTTTATAAATAACATAGTAAGGTTGCATATAATGTCTGACAATTATTTTATGGGTCTTGATGGCTTTGTTTGGTTTACTGGAGTTGTTGAGGATAGGAATGACCCAGATAAACTTGGTCGTGTTCGTGTTCGTTGTCTTGGGTTTCATACAGAAGACTTAAATGATATTCCTACAAAAGATTTGCCATGGGCCAATGTTATGGCTCCAACAACAAATCCGTCTATGCAAGGTTTAGGTCAAACACCATCTTTTCTTGTTGAAGGCACATGGGTGGTAGGTTTCTTTGCAGATGCAAAAGAAAAACAACAACCTATAATTATCGGTAGTCTGCCAGGCATACCAGAAGATGAACCAGATTATACAAAAGGATTTAATGATCCTCGTAGTCCTTATACTAATCAATTAGATTATGCTGGTACTCCATCTTATGGCCCATATCCAGTTGATGGTGATGAAACTCAAATGTATTCTGGCCATGACTTAGGCGAGTCTGATACAAGTAGACTTGCACAAGGAGAACTATCTGAAGAACACCAAGCTTTAATTTCAAGAAGAGCAAATAGACAAACAGAAATACCAATTGCAACACAACCATATCTCTCAACTGTATCAGACGAAGCAGTTCAAGAAACTCGTACTACATTTGATGAACCCCATCCAAAAAATATTGACTTTGACACTTATGAAGATGAGGGTGGACTTTATGTTTCTTCATTATATCCTTACAATCATGTGTTTGAATCTGAAGCTGGACATATTACAGAATTAGATGATACCCCAAATGCAGAAAGAACTTTTAAACAACATAGTTCTGGAACATATGAAGAAGTGATTGCAGATGGAAGTAAGACAGTTAAAGTTATTGGAGATAATTATGAACTAATTATGGGTGGTTCTAATGTCTATGTAAGTGGTGCAGTCAATCTTACAATAGGTGGAGATGTTCGACAACTTGTAAAAGGTAATTATCATTTAGAAGTAGAGGGAAACTATACACAAAAGATACATAAGAATATGAGAACAAAGATTGGTGCTGGAGAGATAGGTGGTAATCTTGAGGAAGAAATAAAAGGAACACATTCTTTTAATATCAGTCAAGCTGTAAAAGGTCGTATTGGTGAAGATGTCAATGTAACTACAGAGGGTGATGAACAAAGAATTAATAATGGTAAATTTATATTAACTGCAAAGAGTGATATAAATGCAGTCACTACTGGTGGAACAATTCGATTAAATGCAAATAGTAGTATCTTTGCATCATGTACTTCTGGTATAATGGCATTGAGTTCTGGTACAACTTTGTTTATGAAATCAGCATCTGCAATGACTATTGCCTCAGAAACAACTATTGATACTGATGCAACAAGTTCAATTACAATTGATGGTAGTACAATCAATCTTAACAATGGTACAAAAGGTGCTGCTCGTCTTGATGATACTGTGGATACTGGTGATGACCCAGCAGGTATATCTGGTTCAGATGGTTCTAACAAAATTGAAACAGCATCTGCAACTGTGATTATAGGAGATTAAGAATGGCAGATTTTAAAACTCCAAATCTATGTGGTGCAAATGAATCACTTAATAATGCATCATCTAAAATAGAAGATTTAATAAGTGAGTTAGATGCAAAAGTAACTTCTGCAGCATCTGAAGCTGCGGCCGCATTAAATACTAAAATTGCAGATGTAAAAGCAGGACTTGATGAACTTGCCGTAGATTTACCAGAAGCAAAACCTGTTAATCTACAATCAGAAATAACAAGTCTTATTAATGACGTAGATAGAACAACAGCAGAGGGTATTGCAGCTTTTAATGCAAAAGTTGCTGAACTAAAAAAAGACTTTGGTGAAGCAATTGGAGATAAAGGTTTAGACTTAGATAAACTAATTGATGAGGGAACTACAAAGTTAGGTAAAGACATTGGTGCAGCTGCAACTGCTGTGGGAGATGTAGTGACAGATATTACTGGTGCTGTAACTGATACATATAGTTCTGTAACAGATGCAGTAAGTGGTGGTATTTCAAATATATCATCTGGATTAGGAATATCTGGAGTTCCTGGCAATATTTCAGAAGCATTGCCAACAACCACAACTGCAACAGCAACAAATCTCTGTGACTTTATTCCTAATTTAGAAATACCAGCAGATGCATCTGGAACTGGAGTCACTACAAAAGAAATAGAGGATAGAGTTAGTAATGCAACTACACTTACTTTATCAGAAACACCAAAAGAGATATTAGAAGTACAAGGTAAGAAAACTACTCAATCTTTTTTCACTAATATACAATACACACAGAATGGTAAGATAATAGTTCCAAAGGCAACTGGAACTTATGATACAATAAAAGCAAAGTATACTGTTTCACTTATTACAGAAAAACCTGTTGCTGCAAAACAAGCTGATGTTCCAGCAGAGGCAGAAGAATTTTCAACTATAATAAAAAATGTAAGTACAGAAACCATAAAGACTGAGCTTAAAGCAAAAGTTGAATCAGTTAAAACTGGTGAAGTATTTGTTAAAGCTGATCCAGTTAAAGATGTTGAACCAGTTGTTATTGAGGGTGGTAAAACTGTAGAAGTAACTACTGTAAATAAAAGTGTAACAGTAGAACCAACCTCTACAACAACAACGACAGCATCAACCACAACGACAACCACAACAACAAGCTTCAACCCCAACAACCCAAATAATCTCTCAAGAGAACAGATTAGAGAACAAATTTATGGGAAACCAAAAAAAAGAAAAACACAATCAGATAAAGGGTTGGCTAGTAGTGTTGGTAAAATGTATCAACAATTTGTTTTAAAGGGTTCTATAAATGAAGAACTTTGGGATAACAGAAGACATAAAGTGGTTGATGATATGACTAATATAAAATTATATGCAAAGACACCTTTTAAGATTCTTTATATGACTGCATATATTGAAACCGAAGCAGCAGTTCCTTATAAACAAAAAGGTTATAAACCAGCTCCAAGTTCTATTAGATTAAGGTTTTCAAAAAGTAAACAAAAAAGAAATAAAGAAAACTTTATTGGAGAATTAGATGGACAACAATTAATTATTAAAGATGGGTCTATACCTCTTAACGCAGCATCTATAACTAAACTTTTTGTGAAGTACTCATTTTATAATAATGTAGACCCAAATTATAGTGGTTAGTCGTTATAAATAAAAGATAAATTAGGAGTCCATAAGTATGGCACAATATGACGCTGGTTTGCAAAATAACATTACAAGAAATGTTAGACAGTATACAGATTTAGATTTATTCTTTGGTAAGAAATCATCCAACTCTGATGTGCAAGAAATAACTGATGTTAAAGCTGTCAAGCGTTCTATTCGTAATCTTGTGTTACTCAATCATTATGAAAAACCTTTTCACCCAGAGATTGCATCTGGTGTTAGAGATATGTTATTTGAATTAATGACTCCAGTAACAGCACAAATACTTGCAAGAAAGATAGAAGATGTAATTAATAATTTTGAACCAAGAGCAAGATTAGTTGGAGTTACAGCAATTCCACTATTGGATAAAAATGCTTATGAAGTATCTATAGAATTTTATGTTGTGAATACCCCTACTGAATTAGTTGACTTATCAATTATGTTAGAGAGATTACGATAATGGCAGTAAATGAAAAAAGATTAAAAGTTACAGAACTTGACTTTGATGATATTAAAAACAACCTAAAAGTTTTTCTGAAAAATCAAACACAATTTAAAGACTATGACTTTGAGGGTGGTGGTATGAATATATTACTAGACACTCTTGCATATAATACACATTATCTAGCATATAATACTAACATGGTTGCTAATGAAATGTTTTTAGATAGTTCGTCTTTACGTTCTAGTGCTGTATCTCATGCAAAGGCTTTAGGTTATGAGGTCGGTTCGGCTAGAGCTCCTATTGCAACAGTTAATGTTGTTTTAGGTACTACTGCTGCGACAAAGACAATGCCTGCAGG